TAGGAAGATTACTATAAGCCTCATCAGGTGTATCGTAGTTTTGCGGTAAATCTAACAAAGCAGTACGATAATTTCTTAAATCTGTTTTTTGGGAATCCGTTAGATTTTCCCATCTTATAGCAAGTTGGTAGTAATCCATTTCCTTTAACAAACCGTCTCTAAAACCTCTTAACTCATCCCATTCCATTTAATCACCCATTATTAAACTTTACCCAAAGAATTGCTTGACCGTTATTAAGATTAGTAGTACCGCTTTCTCTTCTTACTTGTATAATATCACCGGCATTGAAATCAAAATCTACATCCGCGCCTGTTCTAGTAAGTGTATAATTATTACCATTAGTGTTTACTAAATCGCTAGGAGTGAAGGTAAAGTCTTTTGTTGTAGCACCACCGTTTTTTCTTATCCTAATAGTATTCGTTGCTGTGCCTGTGATTGTTCCACCGGCGAATAAGAATGTTGCTGCTGCTACTCTACCACCAAAAGGCATAGGAAACGCATTAGGATTAGCAGTAGAACTTTGAACCGTTGGCGACCTAAAATCGGCGGCACTTGTACCTATTGATGACCTTTCAAAGAAACAAGGATGAAGTGCGGTATTTGGGGTATCGTTTGTTCGACCTATGTTACTTATAGTTACCTTAACATTACCACCACTAATACTTGCTATATTTCCTACATTTTGTATTAAGTGATTTGAGTATATCGGTTTAGTTATTGTTAATTTGCCCGGATTAGTAGCACTTACATATAATATTTTTCCTATATCAGCAGGGTCGGATAAAGTATCATCTATTTGTGAAGAACTAATAGTAATTATACCATTTACTGCGGTATATCCCGTATTATTATCACCAATTTGTTCCATAACAAGACCTATCGCGGGCATTTTTGATGCAGTATCACCACAAGCCAAAGCGACTAATGGTGTATTGCCGTTATCATCAACATAAACTGCCGCACCTTTAGGTATAGTGCTACCCGTTTCATTTTTTACTTGGATAACAATGTGTGATTTAATTTTCTCAACTTCAATGAACTTTTCTGTTGGGTCGTATGTAAAGTCTGTATCTAAACCTACTCGGTCCATACCGTCGCCATAAAGGATTGCATTTTTCTCTAGGGTTTGTCTACCTGTACCACCATGATAAACTGATACATTAGTAGAATCACCTATACTTTCATAAATACCGTCTGTTATTTGTCTAAAGTTCCAGTCGCCTTTTAATGTCGGTCTTTTTACACATCTTATTGATGCAGCCTTTGTTGCTGTTGAAGGACCATAAAACCTACCACCATCATTAATAATTAATTCATTACATTCTATTGTTTCTCTAAGCAACCAATAATTAGAAGCACTATCGTTGTTTTCTATAATTATTTTATTGTATTGTGTATAAAAATTATTGTTAGTATCATTACCAAAAGCAGCACTATTTAATTCACCAGTAGCAGGGAATATAACTAAACCTGTACCGCTACTTCTATAACTTTTAAATCTTGCTGTGGTATGTCCGAATCTAAAGAATTGTCCGATAGATGTAAAACCTTTCTCAAATAAAAACTGTTTATCGTAATCATAAATATTATATAATGTGGAATCTATACTACCACCGTTAAAATCTAAAATATCAACCGACCCATAAGTGTTATGTAAACTTCTTGAATTGTTAGAATAAATTGACTTTGTATATATTGTTCCGGTAAAAGTAATATTAGGATAGATACCATCTATCATACTAAGATTTAGTGCGCCAAAGTTAAATGTGACTAATGCTCTAGCACTTTCACTACTAAACATACTATCCGCTACATTGTAGATAACTAGCGGTTTGTGTGTATAAGAGTCACCATTACCATCATATACTGTTGTAGTACCTGCGGTATTAAAATCGAATGTCATAGAATGTAACGGTTTTATTTTTTCACCGACATTTATTTCTAATTTACCATCTAAGTTAATACTAGTAGTTGTGCTAGTAGTAAGAAACTTTGTAAAATTAGCACTAATAGTAACATCTACTAATTCGCCACTGGCAGGGAAGTTAGCACTATCGAATTGACAATCATTATTACCATCAGATGTAGAATCAAAGACTATACTATCACCATCTGCCGGTGCAGTTCCAGTTGAAGGACCTAATGGGTCTAACCAATTGTCTCCGTCGTTGGGGCTAGAATTAGCACTACCTTGCCAAAAATATGTTGTCGCTACCATTTATTCCCCTCACTTAACTTGTAAGTGAACCGGATAATTCGCCGCCTGTTGTACCACTTACTTTTGTAGCAGTACTTTTAACGTAAAATGCAGTACCACCTTTCTCTTCTATTACAGACAATGCATCTTGGGCTTGTTTTTCAAAAGATGCTAATTGTTTATTAAATCTAATATCGGATGTACCTTGTTCTTTTTCCGGTACAACCGCAGGTATAGTATCTATAAGAACACGCAGACAGTCAACACAAACAACCAATTTAATAGCAGTTTCTATTTCTGCTGTTGTTGGTGCGTTTGTTGAATCGACTCCAACATAATTAGTCTTACGTGTTTTCTTACTAATCTGTGTATTACGCATATTGACATACTCTACAATAGTACCACTGTTAAGACCACGTGGCCTGTTTAGTAAATCTCGTATTGTATTTACGGTAATATTAGTATCGAAAAGAGTATCGCCATCTTCTATTACCAAATCACCCATTATGAAAGCCATTTATTGTCACCCCTAGAATCGTGTATCATAGTCCGATGGAACATCAATAACTATCATGTTATTTGAAGGTTCGCTTGCTCGGCCTACTACTACGACTCTGCGAGTTTTAAGAATAGTTTCTGTCATCTCGCTGTCGGGCAACCAATATAATGCTTTTCTAGGTGCATCTAATAATGATAAAGGATGGTCTTTGTATCTTGCACCTGCGTTTCGATGCAATCTTACCATGTAACCCATGCCGGATTTCCAATGTCTCAAACGATGTTCTATATCACTTGTTTCGCCGGAATCCGGTAATGGAATACCTTTTTCTTTCAAGGCAGAAGCCATAGCAGCCTTTGTTGGGCCACTAGGCTTCTTTTTTGCAGCCTTTTTAGGGGCAGCAGCCTTAGTAGTCTTCTTAGGAGAAGACTTTTTAGTAGTTTTTTTAGTTTCTTTAGGCATTTAACCACCGTCCGTATTTAAGCACGGACTCCGGTTAGTTTAACTATTCTGTGGGTTTTATCAGCACTTGCACCATCTTGGTGTTCGTGGATAACGCTACCCATGTATCCTGTTAATAGCCAATCATATCCTACACCCGGTAATCTTGTCAATTCTGTCTCTTGGAATCCCGGTCCGTTGTATGTAAAGAACTCTGCTGTCTCAGCACCCGGTACTAGCATAATTGCGTCGTTACCGATTGCGCCTGATGCTCCGTAATCTCTTGTGTAGTAGATTCTTAGGTTTGCGATTCTAGCCAAGTGGTCGCCTAGTGACTCAACTACGTTTCCGTATAGTGTTGTGTTTAGGATAGCACTTCTCTTATCAGCAGGTAATACTAGAGCAAGAGGCTCGTTACCGGAAACTTTTGCGTTAGCAAAGATGTCATCCATTAATGCAAGAATGTCGCCTTCTTCGTCTGCTGAACCGCTTCCGAAAGTTGCTGTTGCTGCTACTGAATTATCTGCTCCTGCTGCAAGTGTTGTTAGGATGTGATTGTCAATTGTATCTGCTCTTGCACGTACAATTCCCATTTGCTGCCTGTCGATGTTCTCGAAAGATTCACCACGTAGTCTTACTGCGTCTAGGAAAGTTACACGACCTTGACCCTTCTCAAGTTTGGTACTGTAATTCTGTGTACCAATGTTTGTTGGGTCAGTTAGTGCCACATCATCCAATGGATATGTGAAAGAACCAATAACTCCTGTGTACCATGTAAATGATAGCCAAGGAACGCTTCTAACACCGACTAAATCGGTTGCGATAGCGATTGTGTTAGACTGCAATTGAATGAAGTCTCTTAATGTTTGCTCTAAGACTGAATCGCCCGGTGCGAAAGGTCCTGTTGCTGCTTCGACGTTTAATATTTCTTCTAGTGTACTGTTCATAATATTTATCTCCTTTTATTTCTCCATTTTAAGTCTAACACCATACTGGTATTAAGTCTCCTGCTGCGATTGCAGTCTCATCTCCACAGTAGTAGCCCACAAGGACTGCGCTGTTAGAGGAATCGTCGTCTACTGTTCCGTTAGTGGAAGCAGTTTGTGAAACATAAATTGGTAGTCCAAACTTAGGTGCAGCAATTGTTCCTGCTGCAACAAGGTAAACTAATCCGTCAAGAGGCAATACAGATAATGTTGCTGTTCCTGCCGCTTCTAATTCTTGGTCCTCACCACGTGAGGATTCAGCCGCAGAATAACCGATTGGTGTATCTGTTACACTAGCAGTCTTTAGAAGTCCGCTTGCGTCATATTTTACTAGGAATCCTTTTCCTGCAAAAGTTTCTTGTATATCAACTGCGTGTCTTGGGTCATTTCCTGAATATTGTACCATCTTAGTTCATCTCCTTTAGTGTATCGTAGCGTTGAGCCTTCATTCTTCCTTTCTCATCAACTGCGAGTGTTTGGTTCCAAGCGGAAGCCCATGCGTTCCATGCTTTTGCGTAAATGGCTTCATCGTTAGCAACGATTTTACCGTTAAGGTAGTTTTCAACTTTTGGAGTATCTTGTGATGCTTTAACATCTTCAACTGTTTTCTCCATTGAAACTACTGGTGTCATCTCTACTGGTGTTGGCTCAGGGTGAGCCGCTTCCCAAGATGCGATAAGTGTTTCTAATGTAGGAGTAGAAAGGTCATCGTGACCGGACATTCCTAATTCGGATGCCTTAGTAACTAAACTAACTCTTTCTTCTTCTGCTTTTGCGGCCACTTGAGCCTCGAACTCAGCCACACGGCTGTTAGCCAAAACTAACTCTGCTTGTATAGCCTCAATTTTTGCTTCGTAATTTATTTCTGTGTTTTCTTCTTCGGTCATACTTTTCACCGTTGGTTGATTAACGTCAGCAATTGAATGACCTATAAAGGTTTGCGATTCTTCACCGGCTATTGGTAATTGTTCTTCCTTTTTCTTTCTAACCGCCCTTTCTACATTTGCTCTTTCATATGCAGGTTTTTTGACTAACGCCAAATGGTCGAATGTGAAATCTTCACCAAAAACAAGTCCGTCTTCCGATGCATCCACAGGTACACCGGAACCACCGATACTTACTCCGTATCCTTCTTGCATCCATAAACCGTCATCAAAACTACTAAACATTTCTTGTCTAGTCACATGAGCAACATATCTTACTTCATACCCATCTTCTGTTGTGAAGAAAGAAGCACCAACAATATAACCTACGTTGGCTTCTTCTAAACCACCATCAATGTTTCTTGAAAATCCTGCACCGTTTTCATTGGCTTTAGGATGTAATAGTGTCAAATCGCTATCTTTCATCTGTCTTACTACGGACATAGCACCTTCCGGTGTAAGCGACCATTTGTTTTTATTCATTCCTTCATGGAATGCAACACCGCTTATTTCTATAATAGTATCTCCTGTCTCGGCAATAAGAACCGCTTTAATATCATCAATATCTAAATCTAGGGTAACTGCTACTTTTTGACATTTACCGTCAACCATTTTTTCTCCTACACCACATGAACTGTGATAGGATGCTTCTTCATCCTCTTTCTTTTTGTAATATGCTTCTTCTTTGAACTCATGACCTTCATGTGCTTTCATGCACTGTTCTTTTGAATAACCCATCTCCATACAGCGAGACATATACTCATCATGGCTTTCATCGTCTTTTGGTGTAGGTTCTGCTGCTTCCGCCTTTCTTTTTGCTTCCGCCTCTGCGATAGGTATACAATTAGGTACTTTTCTTCCATTTTTCATTTTCATACCGTATTGTTCGTATCCTTCTGTGCAAGGGTCGTCTGCGTCTTTTGCTTCTACGTTACCACAATTACATTCTGATGCGCTTGCATCGTGAGAATCATTTTTATCAAACCACATTTGGAACTCTTCTTCGTTAGGTCCGGGGAAATACATAGGTGTTCCGTCAGCCATTTGGTCGCTGTGTATTTCACCACCA